AAGTGATGCGGCTGCCACAGCATAAAAACCGACGGGCGTTTCAGGATACCAATGCAACGTCCAGATTTCGTTGGTATCAATGGCCTTTTGCTTTTCTTCATCGCTAGGCCATTGAAAACGGCTATTATCATCGATATAATCAGCAACCGACTGATAATAACCTTTGTGGTCATTGTGTTCTAGTGTTAGCCCGCACTTATGTTCTGGTAACTTTATCATGCCTTGCCCACCATTCGTTCCCTTAGCAACTGCTGACAGTATACCAGAAAACAGGCGTTTCGTCAATGGGTTTCGGCTATAGTCGTTGACAGCGTGCGCCCGTGGCTATCCACCATTTTGATTACGTTGGCCGGCATCGATCTGTCACAGCACACCGTGAATACGTGGTCACCAATGTAAATCTGCGCCGCTTTACTCAGGGCTTCATCGCTAATCGTTGCGCCATCTGGTAAAACAATCCATTCACCCAAGTAAGGGTTATATTTCATTGTCATGCTTCACCCCTGTTCATCGAACCATGCGCCCCAAATGCGCATACTGCTACCCGTTTTGCTCCCACCAACTTGTTATATCGCGACTCATGCGGCGTGTCAAATCACCCATAAAATCGCCAATCACATCGGCGGCTAGCCACCATCGGCCCTCATGCATCCACGCCTGACTGTCGGCACCATCGGCATCACCGACCACGTAAGGACCATAGAACTGCCCGCGGTCACCCCGTGCTGAGTTCTGGATGGATACCTGCCCAGGCTTGTCTTTCTTGACGTTCCAGCTATTCGCTAGCCGTCCGGTGCGGATATACTTCTGATTCGGTCGCTTCGGCGGGTAGGGCATCGACTTCAATTCGTGGCGTATGTCCTGCGCCCACTCACCCAGCGTATCCTCAATCACTTCGGGATGCGTTGACGCTAACATACGCAGGGCATTGCCAACGCGCTGATAACCAATAATCTTAAAATAAATCATCTATCCACCTACAGCTTAGGTACCACTAGCGGGTTCCACGTTGTTGCATTCGTGATGCATCCGGCACAGTTTTCTGTCGGCGTCAACGTCCAGTAGCAAAGCCACTCTTTATCATTCTCTTTGATGTCCCAGTAACATTTACAGTTGCTGAGACATGGCGTATTACCTGCTCCGGGGTACTGTGGCATGTCAGGCATCCCCCGTGCCGCCACCTTTGACCGCTCAAAAGCTTGGCTACTTGCCTCCGCATACATACGCGCCCGCGATGCAACCGCTGATTCGTTGTAGCGCCCACCGGCAATGTCGGTGGCGAATCTGTCCAGATATTGATACTGGTTGCGCACCATATGGCCAACACGCCCCCAGTCGGCCTGAGACATCGTATTGCGTCCACCATGTGCAAGCATGTACTGATTGATAAAATTGTCTTTAATCTCTTGGCGCATTGCCAGGGTCCACTGATTCAGGTTGATGTCACCTTTGCTTAGTTTGGCCGACAATCCATTGACGCGTTCTTTACTTGACGCAATAATCTGCTCGCGAAAATCGAGCATTTTCTTCTGACCAACGAACGTGCCGGCGGTCTGATTGAGCGTGGCCGCGCCTTCTGCCGTTACACGGTATCGTCTAGACGCGGAGTCCCATGACCATAGTCCCATTATAGGTCACTCCCGACCGATTGCGCATCGGCTTCGAGCAAGCCGGCATAATTGGGAAACGTCCGATCCCACGCCGCTATGGCGTGCTCAATATCGTCATCAGTAATCTGTAGCTCAGATGGCACAGGCGGCAATGGCTCATCGTTGCCACGTGGAATAAATCGCAATGCCTTTGCGCTATCGTCTCGCACGTCAGCGTAGATAGTGGCTTTGTCAGCGTCGGTCAGATATGCCGCCTTAAATCCGTCAGGCTGCCGTGATTCGTCACGCTTAAGCCACTTGCGGTAAGCTTTCGCTTCCTGTTGGCGCATGGTATCCGGTGGCGCATCTGCCGGCGCGCCCTGCGGTTGGTCCGGCGGTGGTTGCTCTTGTGGCGCTGGCAATTGGCGCTGTGGTTGGACGGTCACGGAATCGACGGATGGTAGCAATGCAGGCGGTAATCCCATTAACTGGAACAACGCTTCCGGCGGAATGCCAAGCCCCACACCAGCGGCGATTGCCTCGAATTTGGCTTTGTACTCCGATGGCGGTGGCTGTGGCAATGGTGGTAATCCTAACCCTGCCCGCGCCTCTTCACGGGTAATAATGCCGGCGGTAATTTGATAGTTGTAGGTTTGCGCCAACTGAACACGCCCAGCGCTTTCGTCAGGCTGTGCTGCCGCTTGCTGTACGGGTTCAGATAGCAGTCGTGCGCCTTTATTGTCGGCTAGGGGCGGCATACTGTAGAAGCCCTGCCGCATCTCGTCAATCGTTTGCACCTGGCTGGCCGCGTTCTGTTCTGCCAACTGCATACCACGGTCGGCAATCCGCACGTCGTCAAAAGCGCCCACAAGATCGTTGCCATAGGCAGGCAGTAAATCATTGGTGATCTTCTCCGCAATGCTGACTAGTTGCGGCCACACCGCCATTTCCATAAAGGTGGATTTTCCGGCATTGCTGTTGGCCTCAGTAGCATTCACGGCCAGCATGGAGGCGTAACCAGGTGCGTAGATTGAAAAGATTTCCTCTTTATTGAAGGTGCGGCCGCTCAGGAACTCCATGTCACGCTGTGATAGCGCCATACTAATCCACTGCACGCCACCTTTGCCCACGTTGCGCAGCATCATCATCTGGCGCTTTGTGCCGCCATGCTTGGCATTCACATCGGCTTTGATTTTCTCCCATGCGTCGTTTTCAATTGGGTCAGCAAATGCCAGCGCACCTGGCACCTTGGCGTTGTCCTTGTCAAAGTAGTTGGTGTTCCACCGTTGCATAGCCAAGTCACCCTGCGCTATGGTGGCCAGCGCTTCAATTGGTGATAAGCCCACAAAGCTATTGAGCGGGTGAAAGCGCTTAAAGTGGACAATCTCATGACGCTCTAGCGGGATTTTTTCGCCGGCATCTGATTCGTACATGTAGCCACGTAGGAACATCCTGCCATCGGGTACCGGTTGAATCCGGTGTGGTGGAATAATCCAAATCTCGTTCGGCTCAGCATTTTCATTGGCGCGATTTAGCCACCAGTAGGCATTGCCGGTCAATGCGTGAAAACTAATCGTCGCCTCTAGTAATTCAAAGCGGCTCTGCAATGGGTTGGGCCGGCGTAGCAATAACTCGAATGGATGATTTTCGACGCCTTGTGTGTCTTCGCCTTTTAATTGAGATACACTAAATCCAGTTGTAGCAGCCGTGCGCGCAACACCAGCCACAGCCGCCTGCACCCATGACAAGCGCAAGTACAATTCGGATTGCGCCTGTGGTAGCGACCGATCCGGTATCGCCCACTGCTCATCATTTGCCGTTACCCGCAGCCAGTCCGCCTGCACTTGGTCCGCCTTGCGGTACCCAAACCGCGCCGCCAATCTATCGATGATGCCCACTATATGCCGCCTTTTTCAATTGATTGCCACTGGGCAATGGTTCGCGCCCCAACGCCTTGCGCCAGTATTGCGCCATGCTCATGCTGATACGATACGCCTGCTCCGCGTCGCCGGATGGAATTGCCATCATATCGCACGGCTGCCCGTTCATGGTGTGAATTCTTAGCACGCCAGCGTCGTCCATGCGTGCCTGCAACGTGATGGCGGTGGTTGGTTGGGTCATCAATTTTCCTCGCGAATAATGGACAAGTCGCATTCGTTTAGCACAAGTATCTGAATACCAGGGAAGAAAGCATGTAACTGTTTTATAATTTGGTCCCTGTCTTCGAGCGTAGGATTTACACCGGAACGTATGGTCAGCACAAGCGTGTCACCTTTGCGAATATTGACGACTTCTATCCGTTCAGCCTTGCTCAATAGTTCCTGATTGTCCATACATCTCCCTAAGCGAAATCGACTAAAGATTCGGCGTCAATCACTCTAAAGATATGATCGGGCGCCGCCGCTAACACGAATCCGTCGCCATCATCTGGCGACCGTTCATTATGCCGCTTGCGAAACAAGTCTTTCTCTTCCAGCTTGCGCACCGTCTGCCCAGACTTGTTGGCAAAGGTAAATAATCGGTCGGTCAAATCTTCCTCCAGCAAGGGCGGCGGATTGATGATGGCCCAGCCGTTCATGGTTTCGGCAGACTCTGCGTACATCTCCGTTGCAAGGTTGGCGTACTTGTTACCGTCTCTTGGCTCACCACCAAAGTTGGCCTCAACTAGACGAATCACGTCAAACATTGCTTTAAATGTAATGTCGCGCTTTAGCGGGTCAATGATGCCACCCGCAAAGCCGCCACCGCCGTCCACACGCAGATCCAAGCGCTTGACACCCCGCGCCTGTAACCACTCAAATAGCATGTACAGTGAATCACGGTAGGCGTTTGTATCTTCGCCCTGAATAGTCGCATGACGCCAAATGCGTCCATTATGCCGACAGTAGATGGTGCCGGCGTCTGTGCCATAACGTGCGGCGTCAATGCCGACGCGTGCGACCGCTGGTTCTATCTCTGCCGGCTGCCGCTTACATGCTGCCTCAAATCGCCCGGTGGTTACGAATGACCGTTCAGTCAGGTTTGCCGGCGCAATCCCCAACACCCGGAACATATATTCCGCATCTGGCTTGTAAATCGTGCCAGGTCGCCACGGCAATTCAAACGTGTGGTTGTCAGCGTCATGCTGGTCAACAATTTCGCAGTGTTCTTCGGTCATCCGTTCGACGTACTCGCGCCGCACAGCATTGGGCACAATCTCTTTGTCTGCCAGCACGTTGGGATGATAAACACACGATATGCGAAAGTTTGCCACGTCAGATCTGCCACGCTGCTTATAGAATCGACTTGTTCGCGTCCGTGGATTCGCCAACATCAGCACAATTACAATGCCGCCGCTTGACCTCGACTCAATCGCGTCATAGACGAAATCGGCCACGCCCTCGG